ATCATGATTTTGAAAGAACAAAACATAGAGTATGATAAACGAGTTGTTGCAGAAGTTGTTCTAAAATATTTTCCTGATTGGAGAAGAGTATTAAATGAGTTCCAACGGTATTCTGTTTCTGGTAAAATAGATGCTGGTATTCTCGTTAATTTGTCCACACTAAATATGAAGGAACTAATGACGGCAATGAAGAATAAGGAGTTTACAAATGTACGCAGATGGGTTGTTGACAATCTTGATAACGATCCTGTACGTATCTTTCGCAGTATCTATGATTATCTGTACGATGTTTTGGATGGGCGCAGTATACCTCATGCTGTCGTTATATTGGGTGAGTATCAATATAAGTCAGCATTTGTTGCCGATCAAGAAATAAATATGTTGGCCTGTTTGACTGAGATTATGGCGAGAGGTAAATTCAAATGAGTGATAAGTCAGTTTATGATGTTTATGATAATTTTGTTGAACCACACGTTGCAGAATATATTGATGGTGAAGTACAAAAGGCAAGATGGAAATATGGTTTTAGGTCTAATCCTCACTATGGTACAAAACACTGGAATGTTGGTTGTGGTGCTACGATAGAAGAAATAACAGACAATGGATGTGATTTTGTTCTTCCCATATGGAACGCTGCAATTAACAAATTTAAATTTGATGAGTTGTATGGTGTTACAGACTTTGTAAGAGTATACATGAACGCACATACTTACGGTATGCAACCACACTGGCACAAAGATGATGGTGCATTTACTATTATTTACTATCCGACTATGCACTGGCCTATTGAGTGGGAAGGTGGGACTATTATCTACGGTGAAGAAGAAGACGGTAATAGTGAACAAGACCCCCGATATGGTCATCCACCCAAAACTGTTGAACATATTAATCAGTATGTTGGTAATAGAGTATTAGTTTTTGATGCTTGGAGGTGGCATAGCGCACAAACAGTTAGAAGAGAATGTTATGAGATGCGTCCTGTTATAGTTTTTAAAACAGAACTTAGTGGTGTAAATCGTGAAAGATTAGATTTTTATAATGTATGAGTTGAAAGACTACTTAAATGCGATAAACCATAACAAAGAACCTCTTATGGATAGTGAAGATGAAGAATGGGAAAAGAAATACTCTCCATTTATCGTTAATAAGTGTCTGTCTCCATTTCCAGATACTATCCAATTAGTTAACGAAATTAACCAATTACACCACCTAGATAAGAAACTTCAGTTTGATTTTTTGATAAATAGTATCAGACCAAGGAAAAGGTATGAACCTTGGATGAAGGCGAAGAAATTAGAGAATCTAGAGTATGTTAAAGAGTTCTATGGATATAATAATGTAAAGGCAAAATCCGCTCTTGAAATATTATCTGATGAACAAATTTCTGCCATAAAACAAAAATTAAATAAAGGTGGAAGAAATGGAAGAATTTAATTGGACTCAGGAGCAGATGCTAGAAATAGAACTGAAAGAACCTGATGATTTTCTAAAAATAAGAGAAACATTATCTCGTATCGGTGTCGCTTCTCGTAAAGATCGTAAACTATATCAATCCTGTCATATTTTACATAAACAGGGTAGGTACTTTATTGTGCATTTTAAAGAGTTGTTTGCACTAGATGGTAAAGAAACAAACCTATCTGAAAATGATATTTCTCGTAGAAACACTATTGCAAAACTCCTATCGGATTGGGGTTTAGTTAGTATCATAGGAACAGCTGAACCAGTTGCACCTTTAAGTCAGATCAAGGTACTTTCTTTTAAAGAGAAAGAAGATTGGACTTTAGAAACCAAATATAATATTGGAAAGAAAAAAGAACAGTAATGGGAAAATTTAAAGAATTCATTGCAGAGGAAAAACAATCATATAAGTTATTGATTCTGTCTCATGATGATCCTTTAGATCCAAATGAAACTGGGCCGATGGTTCGCAAGAAAGCATCAGAGTTAGGTATTGAAGTATATCTTGCTGAGTTTTCTGGTATGTATATGGAAGATAAAGGTAAGGATCAACTAGTATACTCTTTTCCTGTAGATGATAATGGTAAGGTAGAACTGCCCGCCATGAAAGATGGCGTTGAGTATGATAAACCTTTTACTATAAATCCTAAAAATACTTTGATTATGGCAAGGGGTCTTGGGTCTACGGTTAAGACAGGTAATCTGTCTTGGCGAGTTGCTTGTATCAATCTAGAGAAACAAGGTTATACTCTTATTAATTCTGTTGCGTGTCATGATATTTGTAATGATAAGTGGCATAATCAAATTATTTTTCAACAACAAAATATACTTACACCAAACACAGTCCTAGTGCGTCACTCAGAAGGTGCTGAAGAAGCGGCAAAAAGACTTGGTAATAAGTTTCCAATGATTCTAAAGACAGCTGTTGGGTCGAGGGGTGTTGGTGTTATTTGGATTGAAAATTTAAAGACACTCCATAGTGTTATTCAATTACTTCATAGGGAAGATGAATTTGTAGATGTTCTTCTTCAAGAATATATAAAGACAGACTATGATGTGCGTGTTATTATTGCTGGAGGTCAAATTTTAGGTGCGATTAAAAGACCTGTTGTTGGTGATGACTTTAGGTCAAATGTCTCACAAGGATCAGAACCACAGTCTCATGAGTTGACAGAACGTGAATCACAAGAGTCTTTACGAGCAGCAGAATCAGTTCAAGGTCAAGTTGTTGGTGTTGATTTTATACCAGCAAAAAATAGGGATAAAGAAAGTCCTTACTTTATCGAAGTTAACTCTACTCCAGGCCTGATGGGTATTGAAGCAGTTCTCTCAAAATCAGCTGCAAAACCACTGATCAAAGGCCAGGATCGTAGTATTACTAAAGAAATTTTAAAGATGTACATGAATCGTGACCATTGGGGACTTGACAATTCTTACTCAGAGTGATATAACTATATAATGAACTTTTATACAAATGTAATACAGTGGGGCAACCAACTTCTTATTCGTGAAGTTAAGAATGGACAGCGCACAAATTCCAAAGTAAGATATTCTCCTACCCTCTTCTCTCCTGTAAATAAAGAGACAGGGTATAAGACTCTTGATGGAAGTCACGTTCTTCCTACACAGTTTCATAATATTAGTGATGCAAAAGAGTGGATAGAGTCACACAAATCTCAACCAGAATTAGTATACGGAAATACGCAATATCCGTATTGTTGGATTGCAGATGAATACCCTAAACAGATAGAATGGGATATTGATTCGTTGCTCATTGTAACAATTGATATAGAGGTAAAATGCGAGAACGGATTTCCTGACCCAAAGGCTGCAAATGAAGAGATGTTGTCTATTACCATCAAGAATCATCAGAACAAAAAGATCGTGGTGTGGGGCATCGGTCAATTTATAACGGATCGTGAAGATGTAACTTACATCGAATGTGAGAGTGAAGTCCATCTATTCAAAGAGTTTCTTATATTCTGGGAAAAACATCAACCAGACATTATTACTGGCTGGAATACAGAGTTCTTTGATATTCCCTATCTCTGCAATCGTATCATTCAACTGTTTGGTGAGGATGAATTGAAACGCCTCTCTCCTTGGGGTGGAGTCCAAGAACGTGAAGTGTACAAGATGGGTCGCAACCATCAGACGTATAATATACAAGGTGTTGCTGCATTAGACTATTTGGATTTGTATAAAAAGTTCACATATTCTGCACAAGAGTCTTATCGTCTAGATCATATTGCAAAGGTGGAGTTGGGTGAAGGTAAAGACGGTAATCCATACGATACATTTAGTGAGTGGTATCAGAAAGATTTTCAATCGTTTATAGAATATAATATCATGGACGTAGAACTTGTTGATAGTTTAGAAGACAAGTTGAAACTCATTGAACTGTGTCTCACTATGGCGTATGATGCAAAAGTTAATTTTACTGATGTACTTGGTACAGTACGATATTGGGATATTTTAATTTATAACTACTTGCGTGAGAAGAATATTGTAATTCCTCAGAAAGTAAAACATAAAGAAGAAGAGGGTAAGTTTGAAGGTGCATATGTGAAAGACCCACAAGTGGGTATGCACAATTGGGTAATGTCTCTAGACCTCAATTCACTTTACCCCCACCTCATAATTCAATATAACATTTCACCAGAAACACTAATACCCAACTGCAATAAAGTTGATGGTCTGGTGAATAAGATTTTAGATGGTAAGGTTAGGAATGATACCGAGCATTGTATGACACCAAATGGTGCGTTCTTTCGTAAAGACAAACGTGGTTTCCTTCCTGAAATTATGGAGAGTATGTACAATGATCGTGTCAAATATAAAAAACTTATGTTACAGGCTGAACAAGAGTATGA